CGCGTCTACTCTCCGACACAATACCCAGATGTCCTACTGACGGCTCAATCAACAGCTGGCGTAAACTCCTCTTACACCGTCGCTGGAATCAACCACGTCGGCGAGAATGCGCTCATTCAGAACAACCAGTTCTACGATTTTGGAGTTGGAATTGCGGATCAGGAAGCGTTCATTGTGAAGTCGTTTCTTCCGATGAATGTTTCTGACAACACTCAGGGAGCAAGGGTTCTAAACAACGATTTCAGCTACCAAGGACGCAACTCAATTCAAAGCACCCTGTACCCTGGCAGCGCAGAGTCGAATACTCAGTGTGTGGTTGGCGGGTTTTCAAGTCTTATTGACCCGATCAATGTGGTTTCTCGCGTTGGTGGAGTTGCGACCTACACCTGCGTGATGAAGCACACGTTGAGGGTGGGGGATGTGGTGATCGTAAATTCTTTTTCAAACCCCACTTTCAACGGAAGCCTCACCGTCATATCAACCCCAGACGCATTTCGATTTACAGCCAACACAGGTGGACCAGATGTACTCCCCGGCCTTTACCTCGACGGCCAGGTAATCATGCTCCGAAGCCAGCGCATCTTCGCTACAGGATGTGAGTTCAAATACAACCGGGTTCAGGGTGGCCCTAATCCAGTTGACCAGCAGAGTCCGGTTACCGCGATCACGGTTCGTGAAGCCAACGGTGCGGATATCAGCTACAACAATTTCGACGGGTTCCGTGGCACCTGCTTCTACGTCGATTCCTACCAACACAAGGGAACTCATATCCATCACAACTCAGCGCTGAACATATCAGCGTTTATCGCCTTGGTTGTGCAGGATTGGTTTACATTGATTTCAGGGGTGCCCAGCGTCACGAACCCTGAGGCCTACTCAACCTTGATTTCGGGGCACAAGGATATGTTGATCGAGAACAACGATGTTCTCCTGACAGGACCGGGATCGTGGTTCTACCAGACCGCGTACACCCCCTTGGACGCCGTTTTCCTGGTCAACAACCATGATGTCAACAAGTCCACCTGGTACTATCCGACGGACTACCAGATACCGATTAGGCCACCGGCTCCGCCGGCCCCATTTCCGACAGGGGCGTCAAGAGACGCAGCTGGTATATCGACGTTCACCACGGTCTCCCCGCATGAACTTCAGGTAGGAATGGAAATTTCGATGGTTAGCGTGGCGGACGGCACGTTTAACGGCGTGTTTACCGTCCTTTCAACGCCTTCGACCACGCAGTTTACGGTTAACAACCCGGTGGGTCCGCTTCCAAATACGCCAGTTACGTCAGGAAGCGGTTTCCTCGGCATCAACAGCCCGATCAACTTCCCGTGGGAAATCAAACCCATCGGATTCCAGCGCACCGCCGGAGTGGCCACGTACACGACGAACAAGGCGCACCAGATACTCCTTGGATACCACGTAACCGTTGAGGGGCTCAGCAACGCTTCGTTCAACGACCAGGTGATCGTGACCGGAACACCGACGGCCACGACGTTTACCTGCGCGAGTCCTGGGCCAGACGTAGCGTTCACCTCCTCGATCGGCAATTTCTTCCGGTACGTCGATAACATCCAGATTGGATGCAACGACGTCCGAAGGCTCAGTGGGCAAGGTTTGGTCCGCAATAACGGAGGCCAGTTCGGTAACGCATTTCTCACAGGGCGCCCGAACCGCTGTGTTGCGCCTCTTGAGCAGTTTTTCTATTTCGATTGTCCCGAGGGCTGTTTGGCGCTTGAATGCGACCCAGGCCCGTGTAAGCCAAACGACTACCTTTACCGCATCTAACCATGCCAACCATTGACATTTCCGCTGGCACACTGCCGCCACCAACCTGCTACGCCTCGGAACAGGATCGGCTTGACGCCTACGCCGCCGCGTTGATTGGTAACCTGAACACTGGAGCGGAGTGGGCAAGCTCTCAGACCGTGCCCGGGAACACTGGACTCTACTGGCTTCGCACCGACATCAGTAATCGCCCAGTTGAGGTGTTGAAGTTTTCGTCGGCGGCCGGAGATGCTCAGTTTATTCGACTGTCGAGTGAAGTGGTGTTTGCTGGCACCTCTACCGGCGCCGCTGGAGTTTACGCAGTCATAAACTCGCCGCCATATCCAAGCCCAGCGTCAGCCTATCGGACCGGCCAGATTTACACCTTCCTTGCGAATCACACCAACACTGCCGGCTGTACGTTGAACGTCGATGGTCAGGGGGCTAAGACGATCACGAAGGATGGCACAGCGGCGCTGTCGGCGAATGACATCCTGACTGGGCAGGTGGTTTCAGTGCTGTACGACGGCGTGAATTTCCAGCTGCTTACACAGAAGCGGGATTTGACGCGGCTGAGTTTGAAGCAGTTTTTGACGTATGCGTCGGCTGGAGTTGCGCTTACATCTTTTGCTAGCGACGTGCTTGTCCCTTTCTCGCACGGATTTATAAATCCAACCAGCGGCGCTCCATTAATGCCGTTTATGGTACGCGTTGTACTAGTAAGAACCGCAGCTGGGTCTGTTGTATTTAATGGAGTAAGCGGTGTAACAACTTACACTTGGTACAGCGGACAAGAAGTTGATTGCTTGCATTTTGTAAGCTCAGGAACTGCTCCGTATGAAAAACTTCCGTCATTCAGGTATGTCTGCGACTTCACGAATGTTTGGGTTTCGCTTAATCTTTTAGGAGTGATTTCAATTCCGTTCTTCAATCCAGGTCTTGTCGCTGCGGATTACCAAGTAAAAGTCTACGCCACAGCACTAAACCCGGCTTACGTCCCATGAGAAAAACCCTCGCCCAAGCCAAGAACTCCACGATCCCGCAGGCAGTCGGTCTGGCCACCTGCGACGAGCGTTTCGTCCAGCTGCTCAACGAGGCTCAGGCTCGTTTGGCGGACATGGGCAAGTGGTGGGGTACGTACAAAAAGCTGCGCGTCTGCGTCACCGCTGGCTGCATCACCTGGCCTCGCGAGGTCAAGACGATCGAGGCGATGAACCTCTGCGGCTACAACATCCCCATCCAGAACCAGTGGTACGAGTTCCAGACGGACACCCGGGCACCACGCACCGGATGCGGCCGGGAAGGATGCGAGCAAGACCAGCTGCTGGATCGTGGCATGGTGACGCAGTTTCGGGATTTCACAGGCGCGTCTAAGATCCGCATCTACCCGCAGCTAGCAGCTGATGCAGGCAAGCGCGTGCTACTTCAGGGTTTGAATGCTGCCACCAACCAGCCGATCCGGACCTTAGATGCGGTAACTGGAGAATACGTCTGGGGTGAGTACGTGACGCTGCCCAACCCATCGGTGGTCGCATACGTCGAAACATCTGCAATAAACATCTTTAAGATGCCAGGTCTGACTGGCGCCCAGAAGCCGTTGACCCAAGGGAGTCTAACGATCAACGCGGTTAACACGACGACCGGCGTACAGACCCAGATCGCCATCTGGGGCCCGAGCGAGCAGAACCCTGAGTACCGTCGCACCTACCTTGTCGGTATGCCCGAGGTGTGCGGTGGCGCCAACTCGTGCAGCGCCACCCAGGACAACTGCTGCATCGACAACGGAGACGGCTGCGTGCCAGCAGACGAGACTTGCACCAACACGGTCGTGGAAGCGATCGTTCGTCTGGACTTCATACCGGCGATCGTTGATTCAGACTGGCTGTTTATCGGGAACCTCCAGGCGATCAAGCACATGATGAAAGCGATCCAGAAGGAAGACCGAAATCAGTACACCGAGGCCGAGCGCGAGATCCAGCTAGCACTGCGGTCGCTTCGGAATGAGCTTGAGGCGTACAGCCCCAATGAGCGCAGCGTAATTAACGTGCAGCCGTTCGGGTCCGCGAAGATTCAATTTCGGTTCGGTGGATTCATCTGATGACTCTGATGACTGAGGAGCTTCCAGTAGCCGTGCAGCCTGTCACGTGGCTCGACATCCTGACGGATGAGACCATCACGTTCGACGATCGTTTGGACAGATGGGAAGCGTTCGTGGCGAATCTTCCGCAGCAGGAATGTCCGCTGAAGCACACGTTCCCAGAGGGGATGTACGTGCGTGAAATCTTTATGCCGGCTGGGTCAATCGTAACCAGTCGCATCCATAAGTTCGACAACCCGTTCTTCATCACCAAAGGCAGGGTCACAGTCATCAGCGAGAACGAAGGTCTAGTTACCTACGTAGCGCCGTATTCTGGCATCACGAAGCCAGGAACCCGCCGTGTGCTGTTTATCCATGAAGATACCACTTGGACGACGGTCCACTTAAACCCCAGCAATAAGACGGATCACGAAGACATCCTGAACGACATTGCGTCCGTGAGGGAAAATCAATACTTACTATGTCAATATTCGCATCAGCAGTTGGGCCAGTAATCGCAGGCGGAATTGTGTCGGCAGGGATTGGTGCCGGTATGTCGGCATCGTCTGCTAGCGCCTCGCGCCGGCAGGCCCGTGACGCCGCTAACCTCCCGGGAATCAACATTGGCTCCGTGATGGGAGAATCCTCCCTAAACGCGCCTCGTGCCCGTGAGATGGAGGCTGAGCGAAATGCGATTAGTCGTGCCCAGCTTCTGGAGTCACTCGGCATTCAGATTCCCGGTTATCAGGAAGGCCAAGCTCAGCGCACGCAGAACGCGATGGCGTTACTTCGTGGCGAGCTGCCCCCTGACGTGCTAGCTCAGGTTCAGCGCAAGGCCGCTGCTCAAGCTGTTCAAGGAGGTTACGCAGGAAGCGGAGCTGGAAGGAATCTCGTGGCGCGAGACATCGGCAGGAGCAGCTTGGATATGGCAAACCTTGGCGCTCAACAATTCGCCAACATCATCGGAACCACACCAATGGCACCGCTAGCCAACTACGAGTTTACCCCGCAACAGATAGCGGCCCTACGAGGCGGTGAGCGTGGCGCCCAGCAACAGGCGCTGCTTGGTGTTGCCGGTATGCCAAGCGGAACTGGTGTCGCGGGTCAGGCGTTGGGATCGCTTGGATCAGGGTTGACTAACCTTGGATTCGCGCAGCTGGGGGCGCAAACTCGCGCTGCCGGCAGCGGAGGTGGTGATTGGAATTATTCAACTGGAATGCCGACAGGTTACGGTCGCCAAGGACTAAGCTAAAATTTTATGGCAAACCCCTTCTCAGGACTCGAAAACATCGGGCAATCGTACCTCGCAGGACTCCAGCTGGCGAATCAACGCCAGGCCAGGGAGGAAGCAACAGCGCAGCGTGCTGAAGAGACGCGGATGCGCGGGCAGTATTATACCCAGATGGGCGCCGACCGGGAGGCTGCCTTAAAGGAACGTATTCAGGCGCGACTTGATGCGGCAGCTAGCCAGTTTGGTCAGGATTTAATTTTGAATTCTCAAGGTTTACCCGACTACGCAGGATCTGCTTTAAAGCGCGATCGCCGTCTTCAATCCGATACGCTAGCAGCCGCCGAGGGTGAAATCGCTGCAATGTACGGAACCCAGCCGCCGTTATCTCCGGAAGTTATCGGAAGCCCAGCATACCAAGCTGGACGCCTACGAGGTACAGCGCGAACGATGGCTGACAAAAGAGCCGAGAACGTGGCCATGATTCGGCGGGGGTTTATGCCGGTTGATGCGGAACTTCCAGATGAAGTAAACCGTCAGATCGAAGACATTTCCACGTCAGATATATTCGACGGAGGTGAAGCGCCGATAACTGCGGCTCCTATGGGAGCTGGTGCTCCGGCTGGCAGTGGTCAACGCATCACAATCAATGGCCGTCAGTACATGGTTCCGGCTGCAAGGGCGGTAAAAGAGCCGCCTCTTGGATATGAGGAAATAGAGACTCCTGGTGGAGGGAAAGTTCGCATGAATTTGACCCCTGAGCGAGTCAGGCAACTTACGGCTGCAAGGCTTGCATCTGCTGATAAAGAGCCAGGAATCTTTGACGACATTGACGCCGCTGAGAAGCAACTGCAAACGATGCAGGATAAAGGCACCGAAGAATTTAACCTTGAACGAGACAAACAAGGAAACCTAAGGGTTGTTGAAGATCAGACATTTTCGATTGGAAAATCTCCTGAGCAGATTCAAGCGGACCTTAATTTAGAGCGCGAAAAACGAGCAACTCGTCGAGGCATTAAAACTACAGGTCTAGGTACAGGGGCGCCTATGCCTCAAGGCAAAAATCGCGTGATGGATGTTCGGTCTATTGCAGGGCTTCCCCCTATCGGACGCGGTAGAACCAATGCTCCAGCAGCGGCTCCAGCTCAAGTAAGGCTTCCGGTTGATTCGCTTGCGCCAGCCAGCTCAACGTCAAGTGAGTCGCTTTCAGAGCTTGACCCAGAAGAGCTTCGCCAAGCCATGCTTGAAGCTCAGGCCAACGGTATGGATCCCGCAGTTCTTGGGCTTCAATTACGCCAAGCACTTAACCAGTCAGGCGTTCCAACAGCAGCTGGAACGAACTCCTATCCATTGGGATTGTCTCAGGAGCAATTTGACGCAATCCTGCGAATGCCGCGTGGTCGTGCGCCCGTGGAACTTTAACCTACTATGGCAATCGAGATCGACTTTGGACGCGAACTAGGCCGGTTAGCGTTCCCGGATGACATTACGGATGAGCAGGCTCAGTCCTACGTTCGTGAGAATTACCAGGCGATCCGACAGGGACTTCTTAGTCAGCGGCAGGAAGAGCTAGCAGCTGAGACGGAATCACAGGAGGCCGCAAAGTACCGTGCTGGTGATTACGGTACGCTTGAAACGATTGGAGGCGTGGTTTCAGAGCTGCCTAAGGCCATCACTGAAGGCTTTGGCGGAGCCATGAAAGGCGCGGAACGAGCTATCGCATTCTTCCCTCCTCCGAATGTCAATCCATACACAGGTCGCCCGATCCAACAAACGGTTGAGCCTTCTGGTCCAGGTGCTCTTTCAAAAGCCGGTCAATCCGTTCAAGAATTTGGGCGCGAGACGTTCCCTTCGCTACCTGGAGTTCAAGAAAGTATCCCAGCTCAAATTGCTGGCGGCGTTGGAAGCACGCTGTCTGTACTTCCAGGTGCGCTTTTAGCAGGTCCCGTTGGAGCAGGCGCTCTCTACGGATTGTCCGCAGGTGAAGCTGGAGCTGAAGATGCCCGCAGAGTTATTAACCGGCGCATTGCTGAACGACTTGCAGCTGGTGACTCGCAAGGAGCTGAGGATCTTCAAGCGCAGGCGTCGCAGCTGGAATCTCAATCGTTCCTTCTAAACGCTGCCATCGGCGGTGTGTCGGAGGGTGTGCTTGGCGTGGCAGGAAAAATCCGTTTTGGAAAATCCAACATCGGTGGCGTTGGGGCTCGCCTCGCTGAAAGGCTGATTCCGAAGGCTGCTAGCTTGCGGACTCAGAACATGATTCGTGGCGGCGTAGAGGGCGTCGTGACAGAAGGTCTTCAGGAATCATTGGAGCAGTCCATGGGCAACATGGCCGCCAAGGTTACTTACGAACCTGAGCGCGGTATCATGGACGGTGTGGCGCAGGCTGGATTTATTGGCGCTGCGACCGGCGGACTTGTTGGTGGCGCCATTGGATCTAAGCGGAATCCGAATCTTGCAACTGCAAACGCAATCGCTGAGGCCACGGGCGCAGATCCTGCCAACCCGCTTCCGCGTTCAACAGCGACTGTTTCTGGTCTACAAGACGGACCGCAACCCACCGGACCGATCGACATCGAGCCCGAGATTACGCCGGAGGATGTCCTGCGAATGTCTCAGGAAGCTGGGATTCCCATGCCGGCCGAAGAGGTGGCTCCTGTGCCCGCCCCAGTGGTTACCCCAGTGGTTACCCCGGTGGTTACCCCGGTGGTTGCACCTGCACCAGAACCGCAGGCTGTTGTAACTCCCGCGCCCGCCCCCGCCGCAACTGTCGATGCCGAAACCGGCTTAGCCCCCGACGAGCAGGATGAACTCGACCAGTTACTCACGGCCGAAGATGCCGGCCTGCTGAGCGAAGAGGGTGCTATCACTCTTGCAGGTTACCGCGCCCGATTGGGTGGGGTTGAGCCTGCTGCAATACAAACTCAACCTACCATATCCAGTGCCGTTCAAGAACAAGGCCCAAATGAAGGCGTGCTACGCGCAGAAGAGCAGCAACCCCCAATCGAAGTGGGACTGCGACAAGTGGATCAAGGAGGGCGGCCTGCCGAAAGCAGCGGGGCCGAAGTCCAAGTCACCCCGCAAGAAGTACGGCAAGTAAAGGCACGGGTAGCACCCGCTCCGGTGGTCGAGGTCACCACATCCACGAAGCTCCCCAAGAATCTTGCCGGTGCCAAGCCGCGCTACAGCTTCGCGCTAGATACCTACGTTCCGACATTTGACAGCGATTTTGATCTAGCTGCGTACATTGTGACGCAGCCGAAACCGTCTAAGAACGACGCGGATTACTTGAACTGGGCAGTTGAGGCATCTGGAATGACTCCAGAGGAAGTGCGTAAACACGGCCTTCAGGTTCGCGCCCAAATCAAACAGCTATCAAGGCAGACGAAGGGTGGAACTTCACAGAAGCCGGCGGTACTGACTGTGCCAGCGGTGACGATTGCAATGCCGGAGGTAAAGGCTACGGCGACTCCAGTGTCGGCGCCGGTTGCTGCCCCGGTAACCCCTGCCCCTACTCCAGTAGCGCCTACTCCGACTCCCGCCCCCGAGTACACTCCAGCACGAATAAACAGCCTACTCCGGAAGCTCAAGGCCAAGGCCACAGCTGTCGGCAAAGGGTTGTATGAGATCAAAAAGCTGGCCCCAGGACAGAGGTTGGTTCTCCGCACCCGCTTTGGAGGACTTCAGGAAACCGACCAATTTCTACTGCAAGAGAAATCGCAGGTTACAGGATATCCTTCAGACGAAGGGTTTATACTGCGCGACAAGCAGGAGGCCGTGGCTGGCGAAACGCCGAGGCCTGCGCCTAAGCCCGCTCCTATTGGTCCCAAGCCCGATGATGAACTCACCGAGCAGCAATACTACGACGCACGGGTCAAAGAAATTGCCCGGGACAACAAAGCTACCCAAGCCGAGGTACGCGAACAGTTTTCACGTGAAGACTCGAATCTCGAACATTGGCAGGCGATTCGGAATGCTGCTGAGTCTGGAAAGCAACTAAAGGTCGAAACGCTAAATCGACTGCCGGAAGCGCGGATTGAATTTCTTCGTAAGCAGTACCCTCAGTCTGTGCCGCAGGGATACATGGCGCCAGCAGTCAGTAAATCGGTCGCGGAAAAGCAGGCTGAAATGCGGGCGGCAAAACGTGGCGTTCGTCTTGCGCCTGCACCTGCAATCTCGGAGGAAGTTGAACTCAACGAGCTTCGTATCTCCAAGCAGCAGCGCGGCCGTTTGGGTCGCCTTACTGAAGAGAGGCTTCAGGAATTAGAGAAGAAGCTAGCACCTGCACCCGCCGAACCTGCCGAACCCACCGAAGCCGAACTGCAAGCAGCAGAGGAAGCCCGCCTGGCTCAAGCTGAGCAAGATATCGACGCCGGCCCCATTGGCCAAGCTAAGCAGAAGTTGGAGGATGAAGGCTCCGACATGACTAAGCGCCAGGTTAAAGCCATGGCGCGTAAACTGGAGGCTAGCGGCGTCATTGATGACTCTGAGTTGGATGATGAAGGCCGTGACACCGGAGTGGATGAGCTTGTCGGTCAGCTGCTAGAACGCGTTGAGGAGGCCCGTGATACGGCGATTCAAGAGCGGGAACAGGAGTTGGCTGAGGAGGCGAGGGTTGAAAAGGTGGCGCCGAAGGTAGCGCCTGTTGCTGCACCCACTCCAGCTGCGGCCGCACCTACCAAGAAAGCCGCCAAAGATCCCGCGACCATGACGGCTAGCGAGATCAACAAAGAGTTGGATCGCTTGGGAACCGAAAGCTCTGCTGTAACGCAGGAGCTTATCGACACAGGCCGTGGATCTGAGTTGTCCAGCGAGACACTCAAGAAAACTGATCCGCTGTCACTTCGCGCATTAGCAAACAACAAACGCCAGTTAGACCTTCTTCGCGAGATTTCATCGAGAGCCGGCCCAAACATAAGTCGTTTGCCGGCAGGTCAGAAGGGATTTGGGCCGAGAAAAACAGCCGCACAATCCGCCATCGACGCCATTGACAAGGTCAGCAAAGGCTTGTCAGAAAATTCGTACTCCGATCCGTTGTTTTTGACCCCGCTGGCAAAGCTAGCACTGCAAATTGCCAAGGGCCTAATTCAGGTTGGTGTTGCGGTTGATAAAGCAATTCGCCAAGCCATCGCGCAGGCTAGACAGCAGTTTCCGAATGATCCTACCGACGACATCCAGTTGGCTGATCGACTGATTCGAGATGCGGAGTATACCGCAGCTGTTGCAGCCGGTGACATGGAGACAGCGCAGCGGATGGTTGATGAGGCTGCGGTAAAGGCGGGGTACAAAACCAAAGGATTTCACCGCACACCGAAAGCGTTCACCAAGTTCATTCCTGGAGGACCTAAAGCTGAGGCTCAATTCTGGACCACAAAAGCAGGGGAATTTAGAACTTTGTTTGGTCAGTCAGGAAGAGCCATTTGGTTTGGATCGTCTCCAGAGAATCTTCCTGCATACCACAACGAGCCAAGTGGAAAAGGCGTTGTGCTTGAGGTGTATCTGAAGAACCCATCACCACTGCAAATTGATGATGACACCAGAGCTTGGGGTCGAGACATCTACGCAGATGGGTCAAAGCAATTTCCACTTCTGCTGTCCGATGAACACATTCAGAGCATCAGGAAGGACGGCTACACTGGCATAGAATATTGGAATAACGGCAAGACTGCTGACAAGTCTGCGCCAGATGAGATGGTGGTATTTGACGCCAACCAAATCAAATCCGCCGATCCCGTCACTCGCGACGATGAGGGTAACGTCGTTCCGTTGAGCCAGCGTTTCCAAGCTAGCACGGCTGACATTCGCGGAGCATCTGGTTTAAACCGTGGAATCGGAAAGCGGCTGTCCGATTGGGCTAGGAATGATACCGACGAAGCTACTCGCCGGGTGCGATTTACGAATCCATCGACTGGAGAACGAGCGACTTTTGGAGATGTTATCTCCGATCTGCAATCAATCTCGGATGAGGCTGCTCCAGAATACGTTCGATGGCTGCAAAGCATTCCGAACAAATCTACTGCGACTGCTGACATTGTCTCCGATATTACCTTTATTTCCCGATTGGATGCTGAGGCTGAGCGCAATCAACGCCCCGACTCCGTCGAAGCCATCCTCCAAAAGGTAATCGCCGCTACCGATCCCAAGGGCAAGGTATTCGAGGCCATAACCGGATTGTCGAACTTCGTGGTTTATCAAGCCTCGAAGATCGCGCTCCGGATCTACCAGGCTACCAAGTCCTGGGTCGCAGCACGCAATGCTGGTATGGACTACATCAAGTCCCACGTCCAGCTGAGCAACGAAGCGGAGACTGCCGCTAACTTCGAGGAGTACATCAAGGCTTTCCCGAACCAGGAGATTCCTGCTGGGGCTCCTGGCCGGCCTCAGCCTCCGTCTCCAGCCGAGCGCGTTGAATCACGAGGCATCTTCCGTGGTGATGTAGCCCGAGACACCGATGAAAACTGGCAGTCCGAAGCCCGCAAGTGGGTAGACTTCTACAAGGGAAACCTTGAGCAGGCGTTTCAGGGTTTCATGGGTCGCGACATTGATAAGTCGTTGCGGGAATACATTGGCGGAGAGTTGCTTCAACAGTCTGAGCTTGAGGTTGCCCGTGCCAAGAATCCGATTGACCTACTGCGGGCGCTGAATCTTCAAACACGCATCGCGAACGCGTTGGTTCAAGCGGGTTCTGACTTCGGTAAGCAAGGCCGCGCTCGCCAGCTGACGTTCGCTCGTTATGCGTGGATGGTTCCGCAGCTGGTGTATCGCCGACTGGTAAACGAACGGCAGAAGCAAAAGATCCCGTTCCCCGAGATCGTTGCCCAGCAGGTGCGTAAATGGCTTGTCGAGTCCGGCCAGCAGGCGATCGACCAAGTCAAAGAAGCTATGAAGCAGGCGGACAACGTGTTTGCCCGCGAGTTTAAGAAGATCAAGCAGGTCCCCGGTCAACCTAAAGGTCCCCCCATCGAGATCAAGTGGCGTGATATCCTAACCAAGTCCTTGGAAACCCAGGGCTCCGTGCGTCAGAAGATGCTTCAGGTTATCCTAGCCGATCCCAAGCTGCGTAACCTCAGTCCTGCTGGCATCGCTGAGATCACGAATCTCCTGACCAATGCTTGGGAAAAGAAGCGCGATCAGATTTTCAGATCCGAGTTCTCCAAGAAAGTTCCGCTGCCGACGATCAAGCCGGATGCTCGCGAGAAACTCTTTCGCTCTCTGCCTCGCATCCTGAAGTACGCCAACATCGCCAGGGCTACAGCTGGAGATCAAATTACGACTGATGGCCCCGACACATTCCTTCTGTGGGATCAGGCTTTCCGAGATGCAGTGGCGCCAGAGTTTGGTGTGGCCGAGATCAACGGCCTTACCGCTCGCAAGCTCACCGAGCTAGCACAGCGGGCACAAGCCGCTCAGGGCGTTAATCGAAACCAGATTATCCAGGAGATGTTCCGCCTTATGGCCCGGGACGGCGGCGTGCGGTTCTCGGATGTCCTGAGGGATTACTGGTACGCGGCGGTTCTGTCGGGAACTCGAACCCAGCTGGACAACGCGCTCAACATCCTCAACGGCGCACTGAACACGGTTATGCTTGCGGGCATGGCCGGTAAAGAAGCCGGGCTGGTTACCAAGTCTGCACTCAAAGGGCTCAACGAAGGTCTCCGAGACTTCTGGCCAATGCTCTGGCGCGGCGAGCTTTACCGCTCAGTGAACTTCAATCCAGACCAGCCCGGCAACGCACTCGAAGGTCTCGGAGAATCTCGCAACCTGTTTGCCAAGGGAATCAGTCAAGCCAAGTACGTGAGCCGGCTGATGCTGGCGCTAGATCACGTTACCGCCATGATGTCTGACGGAGCCGCGAAGGCTTACGCGCTCAACAAGGAGGTCGGATCCGAAGAAGCACGCAACCTGATGCTTCCAGAGGCGGACATAGTGAAGGCCGCCCGCGATCGCGCCATCGCTGAAGGCACCCGCCCTGACCTAGTCAACAAGCGCACCCGTGAGATTCTCCAGGAGAGCTTCCCGGTCGATGTCTTGATGACCTCTAAGGATATCCGCGAGGCCGTGACGTTTACCGAGGTTCCGCAGGGTGTGATGGGTTCGCTTTACGAAGGACTAAACGCCGCTTCACGTAAGTTCCCGGCACTGAAGTTCCTGACTGGAACCAACTTTGTTCGCTTTGCCGCCAACTACACCAACGAGCTTCTTAACTACGCGGCTCCGATTGCGGTCTATCGTTGGGTTCAATCCGCACCTGGCAAGTCTGACCAGCCCGGCGGGCTTCAGTTTACACCGGCCCGACGTGACCTGCTGCTAGCAAAGGCTTCACTAGGTACGGCGTTGGGCGCAACGGCAGCCGCACTGTTCCTCGGTGACGATGACAAGGAAGAGGATCGTGACATCGACATCACTGGATCGTTTAAGTCCCTCGATCCAAACAAGCGAAAGCAGCTGCTATCAGAAGGCCGACAACCCTATTCGATCCGCGTTGGCGACACCTACGTTTCCTACCGTCAGCTAGGATTCGGAGGTTTGCTTGGCGCCATCGGTGAACTTCGTGATCGCCAGCTGTTTGAACCAGAAAAATGGAATGAGGAGGGCATTATCGCCAAGGTTCAAGATGCAGCCACGGCCGGCCTGTTCATCGTGAAGGACTCATCTGCGATCTCTGGTCTCACGGAGTTCTTAGGATTCGCTAACGCCTACAAGTACGACACCAACGAGGTTATCGAGAAATCAATGCCGCGTTACTTGGCACGGCTTGGTGGGTCGTTCGTTCCCAACATCCTCAAGGAAGTCGATGCTTGGTCTGACCCGTCGATCTTTAAGGCTGAACCCGGTGGTCTTGGTCACGAATACTTCCTTCAGCAGGTGCCGTATGCCCGTCGCGAGATTGGGCCAGGTCCGATCCTGAACGTCCTTGGTGAGCCAGTGCGCGTCGAGCGTTACCCGTACAGCCGCTGGATTACTCAGCGTTCAGAAGACCCCGCCTGGAATACCCTCGGCCAGCTCGCAAGCAAAGGCGTCTTTATGCCGGTGCCGGCAATCACGGTCAAGGTCAACGAAAACGGCACGCGTCGAGAACTCACACGCGAAGAGAAATACGCCTACCAGCAGGCCGTTGGTCAGGGCTACCGCAAGTTTATCGAGCAGAATCGGGAGCGGCTGCTAGCTCTTCCGCCTGCCCAGGCATCCGACTTCATCGACAAGAATGCAGATCGCATTCGTCGAAATGCCCGAACAAATCTGAAAAATTCGTTCTGAAATTGCTGGACACTTGACGCCACTTGCCATACGTTGACTGACGTATGAGCAACCTACAAGTCGCAACACAGCAAGCACAACCTCTCAGCGCCTTCTCTTCGGAGAACGCGTTCGTTTCAGTCCAACGCATGGCCAAGGCCCTTGCGTCCAGCACCCTCGTTCCCGACGCCTACCGGGGCGAGGCTAACCTCGGGAACTGCATCATCGCGTTGGAACTCAGCCAGCGCATTGGCGCCTCAGTCATGGCTGTCATGCAGTCCATGGTTCCTATCCACGGCAAGCCCACGTGGTCTGCTAGCTTCCTGATCGCCACCGTCAACAGCTGCGGCCGCTTCTCTCCGATGCGTTTCCGCTGGGTTGGAAAAGAGGGGACAGATGAGTGGGGCTGCCGCGCCTTCGCAGTCGAGCGCGACTCCAACCTGGAACTCGTTGGCGCCCTCGTAAACATCAACATGGCAAAGGTCGAGGGTTGGTACGGCAAGTCTGGCTCTAAGTGGAAGACTATGCCGGAACAGATGCTCCAGTACCGGGCCGGCGCCTTCTGGTGCCGCACCTACGCGCCCGAGATCGCACTGGGTATGCACACCTCGGAAGAGGTCCAGGACACCCCTGCGGCCCAGCAGGTGGTCCAGTCGGTCACCGTGAGTTCATCCATCATGGACGTGACACCGACGCCTCCTGCGCCTGTTGAGCCCAAGCCGCGCAAGAAGAAGGAGGCCGAGGCTATCGCAATCGTGGAGCCGCCCGCTCCCGCCGCTCCTGAACCCGCACCGGAGATCGTTGAGACCGCACCCGCCCCGGTCGCACCCGTTCCCGCACCGGAGCCTGAGCTTGAAACAGTCGAAGGGACGCTAGCATCCGCTGGGATCACCTACGAGCAGCTGGTGAAGCTCGTTGAGGATCTTAAGTGGTGGGAAAGCCCCGAAGACTATCCCACGGTGGCAGACCTTCCTCCTGATATCTGCAACTGGATCATCCGGAACAAGCGGGGTATCGGCCGTGCAGTGCTGAAGGCGGGAGGTGCGCTGTGAAGGTAGTCCACCCCATCGACGTAAACACCTACCGCAGTCACCCGGCGATCAACATCTCCAGCCTCAAGGCGTTCAGTCGGTCACCAGCGCACGCTATGATTGGCTTCGAGGAAGAGCGCGAGCCGTCCGAGGCCATGGCTATCGGCTCCCTGCTGGATCACAAGGTCCTCGGGACGCCGTACCTCTGGACCACATCTCCCTACGACGATTTCAGAACCAAGGAAGCACGCGCCTGGCGAGAGGACCAGGAGTACCGCCGGGTCACAGTGTTTAAGCAGGACGCGATCGAGACTGTCGAGCGCATGGTTAAGTCCGTCCGTGAACACCCGGTCGCCGGACGCCTACTGGCCGAGCCGGGTAAGGCCCAGGTTGGGATGTTTGGCGAGTTCGAGTCCTGTGAACGCAAAGGCTTGATCGACTGGTTGCCCAACACGACCCCGGTAATCGTGGACCTGAAGAAATGCCGCGATGCTAGCAAGGCTGGGTTCCGCCGGCAGATCGGCCAGCTGCGCTACGACGTGCAGGCGGCGTACTACCGGGACCTCTACCGGGATATCACTGGCGAGACCCGCGCATGGCAGTGGATTTGCGTCGAAGACCAGGCGCCCTACGCGGTCGCTGTTTACCAGATGGACACCGAATCCTTGGACAAGGGTTCAGCCACATGGCAGTCGTGGATTCGCCAGTGGATGGTCTGCGAGGACACCGACAGCTGGCCGGGTTACAACGGCGACTCCATTCAAATCATTCAATCACCCACCTGGATTCTCAAAGATGAAACTCTCCCGTGAAGCTATTGAACGCCTGATGGGTCCACAGCCCACGATCACCAAAACCGTTAAAGTCGAGAAAACTAAGGAAGGTTGGAGCCCGATGACCGAGAAAGAGAAGGCGGCCATCGAGCGGTTCGTAAAAGACAACCCAACATTTTCCTACAAAGAACTGTCCAAGAAGTTCGGCCGCGCTCCGAGCGTGATCTGTGGTCTGTGTAAAAAAGCTGGATTGAAGATTCAAAAGAAACGCCCATGAACTCACTCATCCAAAACGCAGTGGCCCGTGGATGGATTAGCTTCCCTCACCCAGCTGCGGTGACGGCACATCCAGACGTGGTGCGGGCACAAATCAACTCGCCGAACTACAATGCCCAACGCGCCTGGAAACTGTGGAACGAAGGCCAGAGCTTGGCCTACGTGGCGAAGGCTGTCGGCGTAAAGAAGCGGTGCGTGATGGCAATTATTGAAGAGGGGAAATCGAAAGCGAAGGAGGAGAAATGAGCGAACCAATCAACGACGGAGGACCAGCGTTTCCGTGCATCTATTACAGCGATCCAATCGGAAGCATTGGTCCGCAACTTACTATCAAAGGAGGCATGACCCTGCGCGACTACTTCGCAGCGGCAGCGATGCAGGGAATCATTTCGGATGCGAGCGTTACAGCCAGCAGCAAGAATGATGGGGAATTGGTTGCCAGCTCTGCCTATGCATTTGCCGACGCAATGCTCAAAGCGAGGGGGGGCGTCAAGTGAACGACACCCCTAGGACGGATGCTGGTTTGGAATACGATGATACAACCGTTGATGATGTTAAGGAGTTCGCTCGCCAACTGGAACGCGAACTCAACGCAGCAAACGACCTCATTGTTCGGCTTCAGGCCATAACTAACGACCCTCACGCACTATGGGTCAACTGGCTGCGTGGTAGTGTCACGCTGCCGGTGGGCATCGGTGACGTAAGGGAGTATCAAGACCGCATCAAGCGGCTGGAGGAGGCGGGTGATGCGCTGTGCGAAAATTTGGCTCCATCACGTTGGGATTTGCCAGCAGCCGCTGCTCAAAAGATAATCGACCAATCAAACTGGCTTAAAGCAAAGGAGGCCAAGCTGTGAAAGACAACTGCGCCTTCATCTACATCCACGCATTTAACGGTCTAATCCGCGTGGAAAGTCTTGATACAGCCAAGCACGTCGATCAAAGCCCAGAATGGAAACACGTTGCGACAATCAACCCTCACGTTGTGTTGGAGAGCATTCTCAGGGCGACGATTAAAGACAGAAATCAGATTATCAAACACCTATTATCATGAGCGTCCGAATCAAAATCGAAAACCAAACCGAAGTCCCAGTATTAGTGGCCCTCTTTGAGCAGCCTAAATGCAACGACCATCCGACACGCTCGGCTGTATTGAAACCCGGCGAGAGCTGCGACTGGGGCAGTGGCTCCGTACCGCTTGGCAACTACCAGTGCTACGCCGTAATGAGCGGTGATGCTAGCAGCCATGACGAATGGGCCTGGCATTTTCCCGGCGTTGCTGAGGTTGTAGCGCCACTGGAGTTGGGATTCAAACTCTGGCACGAGGGCGATATCGACTGGCTCAATCTCAAGGCGATGTCCGCTGACGACCTCAACTCTACGTTCGGCTCTGCGTATACATCCGCTAAGAGCAGCACGAAAAGTTGGAACGGAATGTCCAGTTGCATATTCCATGTCCGAGGAGGCCCCTCCTGGGTTGAAGAAACCGAGCAGGTGGGGATCTGGAGGCCCAAGACTCTGGCGTACAACGGCATTCAATCCACACCCATGAAAAGCGAATGACCTACTC